AATCATGAGTGATATGATTAACCCAGACCATTACAAGGTGGGAGGGATAGAAACTATAGAAGTCATTAAGGCTAAACTTGGTGACGATTACAAACACTATGTCAAAGGTAATCTGATGAAGTATTCTCAACGACTTGGTAAGAAGGATGACTGGGTTCAAGAGCTTCGTAAGATTGCGTGGTATGCTAATGACTTGGCAGATGAGTTGGATAGAAAAAAATCATCTCCAATTATGCCTGACGAGTGGATAGAAGACCCTTTACATGACGAAGATTAAATTAGAAAAGCGGGTTTGCCACAAATGCAAACAACCCGCAAACACTTATGACGATAACAAATGGTGGTGTGGAAGAACATTGTCAGCACATGGAGTATGTAAGAATGATAACAAGAAGAATGGCGATAGAGGGTGATTGGTTCACTGTTCAATTTTTTAAAGAGGGTGATGGTAGTATTAGGGTAGAAGTGGTACATGATATAAAGAACAAGTTTTATAAAATGTATCCTGATAACAAGTTAACTTTTGAGGAGAGTAAAGATGAGCAAGTATAATATATTATTTATAATAGTAGCAATTACTTTAGTGACAGGCATACAAGTATATGCACAAGATAAAATAATAGTAACACCAGATGATAATATTATCGTATGTACTACAGATGAAAATGGAGTAACGGTTTGTCTTTAAATGCTAGCATGAATTATAAAGAAAGAAATTCTGGCAGTAATTTTGCTGAAGAATTTTTTGAAGACTACTGTAAAGATTACTTTATCAGAAGAATTGGGTTTGATGAAAAGAATGATAATATCCCTCACTTTTATAATATGAGCAGAATGTTAAGAAATCTTCCTGATTATTATGTAGATACTGGTAAAAAACAATTTGTAGTTAATGTTAAAGGTACAGATTGTATAAAAGAAAAAGAGTATGAAATTATATCTTTGTTAGCTAGTGCTTACTCAAGTGATGATTGTATGTTGCTTTATGCGTTTTGTTTTAAAGGAAATACAAGACCTATATTCTTATATCCTTTTGAGGTTATAAATACATATGACCAGAAGAAAGACCAGACATGGCATGATGGTGTGATATATAGAAGTTTAGAAATTAGATGATTTATTTTCCCATATAAAACTTAACCATTTTTTAAGCTCTGATACTCGCCTTTCATCTTTAAGTTTCATGAGCCACTCTCTTCTTTTGTTGAGTGGTTTCTTGGAAAGGTTTAATGCTTCACAATATCTTTGGTATTCTTGTGAGTAGTTGTCTGTTTCCAGACCATTAGGCAAGGTAATAGGTTTCTTATTCGTCTTCAAGATAAATACTATCTACTACAATCTCAACATTAAATACTTCGCCTTCATCGCTTATGGTTATGATTAATGTATCTTCACCATAAACAACTTGAACTTCTTCAATGCGTTTACCTTCCATGCGTTTTGCAATTTTATTAATATCCATTAGTGAAATTCAGTGCCCTTTAACACTCCAAAATAAATATCAAAAACATCTCCAGCAATAACAAGTGATTCATTATTGCTGAATTTAATCGTTAACATAGATCCAGTAGAGTCTTCAGCTAAATCAATATCTGTAATTGTTTTATCTATAAAGTTTTCTAATAACTCTACACTATCATGTTGTTCCATCTACCATCCTTGTCTAATACCATTGGCATAAGTTTAGGTTGCCCGTTTATAATCATGCCGCAACCCACTATGAATCTTGACTTAAAGTTTTTAGCATAATCAAATGCCATAGACTTCTGATTAATTAAACAACCAACCTGCATACCCCAGATAAGAGCATCAGGATTAGAGTAGTAACCTATATTAAACTTGGTATGGTAATGACCTTGAACAGTATTCATTCCGTATTGTTGAGCTACCTTTAGTACATCTGCTGACATACCATGAGTAAAGAAACAACGGCTACCATCAGACAATGTAATGGTGACATCATCTACCCACTTCCATCCATCACCTACACCAAGAAACTCGTTGTAACATTTAAGATAGTCTTTAGGTAATCCATATTTCAAAGCTCGTCTATAGACTAAAGATGAATGATTGCTATGTACAATAGTCATTTCTGGAAATATCTTTTCCAGCTCTTGTATATAGAGTTTAGATTTACGAAGCTCATCACCTGCTGACATTAGATCAGGGTTATGTTCGTGCATAGAAATTGCATGATGGTCTAATTCATCACCAATGTTAACAACCATGTCTGGTTTATATTTCTTCTTTAATGCCTTTAGAAAATCAAAAGCATCTTGATGATGATAAGGTATATGCAAATCAGATATTACTAATACTGAATTATTCATTGGTATAAACCTTTGTTATATAACAGGTTTATTGTACCATTATATTTACATAAATGAAGTATTTACTTTACATGGATAAAGAATAGATTGGCTTCTGCAGCCCTTCTTCTTTCTAATCCTCTTAATACTTTACCACCTGCTCTACAATATTTTAATAGCGTTTCAATAGCACCTTCTTTATCACCCCTGTTAAGCTTGGAACGAATCGAGCTTCTTTGTAATGTTCCCAAACCAAGATTAAAGCTAAAGCTAACAAGAGCATCAAACTCATTTTGTTTAAGTGGCACAGTAATGTATCGCAATACCCCACGCTCAAAACGCTGTAAATCTTGTTTAAGTAATCCATCTACTTCTTCTTGACTCCATGTTCTGTTATGTGCTTGATGTAGTGCGTATGCCTTTCTTTCTGCCAATGGGAGTCTATTTTGTTCTGGATATAGAACATGACCATACCCAATAGTCCACAGTAAAGCAGGGCACAAGTAAGGCTTAAAATGGCAACCTTCAAAGTGCTTAATAAGTTGGATTCCCTTTTCACCTGTTATCACTTCTTCTTATCCCAATGCCTACTTCCAAACCAGAATCCAATGATAGAGGCTACAATAGCCATCTCTTCATCACTAAAGATTAATTCTAAAGCTGTGCTAAAGTCTACACCTGTGTTTATAGCCCATACCATACCAGCAATATCAGTAAACAGTAAGAGGAAGACAAAACAATAAGTGACCACAGGACGGACAGAAGCAGAGAGATTAACCACCCAACCACTCGCTTTTTCTTGGAGTCTTGCATCATGTTCATAAAGTGCTACCCTTTCTTGAGTGTATGTTTCCATCTCAATCTGGTCTGTTCTTATGTCTTCTATACGCTCTTGTGAAGCAAAACCTTTTTCAGCTAATGCTAATTCTCTATCCATTTGCAGTTGAGCCATTTCTCGCTCATGCTTTTGGTCAGACTTGTTTTCAAAAAACTTTAGAACACTAGGTAATCCACTTGTGGCAAACCCTAATATACCTGATAAGATACTTAACATATTTTTCCTTTATATTTCATTTTCATCAAAGCCAAATTCATCGGCTATTTGTTTTCTTAATAACTCAAAATTCTTATCATGTCGTAAATAAGATTTACCATAATAATGATTAGCCATATGTATTATTTCATGCACCATAGACTTAATTAGGCTAGTCAAGAATCTATGTCGTTCAGGACAAACACCTATGGTATCTGGGTCTGGTGTATAGGTAGCCATGACTTTGTCTGATACAAGCAGTAGTTCAAACTCAACCTCGTCTGCAGGAGGAAGACCTAGTTCTCTTAAAACACTTGTAGCAATTAACATAGAGTAAACTGCTTTAACTGTTTTAATATCTATTTTCATCTTCTGTCAAGTGGATTAGTTGTAGCTCGTTTAATCACATCTAGCTTATCTTCTACAGACTTAATCATAGTTTTAACTTCTGACTTTAGGTTTTCAGATGTAGCTGTAAGTTCTCTTTGTGTAGCCTTACTAATTGCACTAGCTTCTTTTGATAGCACATAAGCATCAGCAGCTTTTTCTTGTAATCTGATGTTTGCATCTAAACCTTCCATCTGTCTTTCTTTTATGGCTGATACTTGTAATTTAAGCTCTTTGATGTCTTGTTTAATATCACTTAAACCTTCACTAGCTTCTATGGTATCTAGCATTTTATTGTAGAATGTCACCCCTGCGTAACCTGTCCCAAGTATAATTGGAAACACTATTATAATGATCTTCGATATTGTAGCCTTTGAGAAGGTCAAGTTGAAATTGTCTGGTAACTGCACTTATTGGTAACTCCTGTGTTATACTAAACATATCAGCTAAAGGAGGCTGATAAAACTCCATCGGTTTATTTAACAATTCTAACGAAAGGACTAATCCAAAGCCATGAACAATTTCTTTGCGATTATCAACGACATTATCTACATTGTCTTTAGACTCTTCTTTGTCCCCATCTTGTTTGTTTTCTTTTACTTCTTTGGTGCTATTAGTCTCGCTGCTAGTGCTTGTCTCGACATTATCACTCGTATCGCTAACTTCTTCTTGGAGGACTGATTCTATAGTAGGTTCAGTAGTCGTCTGCGGTACATCTATTGTCGGTACAGTTACAGACTCTATTGGCATGGGAGACACAGGACTTGTAGGGCTCGTTACAGAAATTGGACTCACAGGGTCTGTAGTGCTTTGAGTGCATGTGTTCTGCGATTCTGACCAATCGCTCCATACTTCTGTGCCATATGGATTTGGGCATGAACTTATCCTCGTTTCAGTAATTTGTCCTTCATAGCCACTAGCACACGCCAGAGTCCTAGAATCAAATGAAGCAATACAAGTAGGAGGGTTAGCGG